ATGTGCGCGTACTTCTGAAGCGCTCGGCCCAGTGTACGTTATAGCTCCAGTACTATTGTCATAAGCTAAAGAACCATCTCCGCCTGAGTCAGTAACACTTAGAGAAGTTCTTGCTCTCGTAGTAGTAAAGTATAAATTTGAAGAACCTTCACTTACAGCATCCGTATCAATAGACGACAAATGTCCAGATGATATTGCGCCCGAAGATATATGCGCACTTACTATTGCGTTATCTGCTATTACTCCTGATTTTATTTTAGTTGTCATTGTTTATCCTTCTAAAGTTTCTATTCTTGATTTTAAATCGTCTATTATTGTTTGTTGTTCTTGCCATAATTTACTCATCTTCAATTACTCGTTTTAATGGTTCAACTATTACCTTACCATTTTCATTAGTCCATTCAGTATCAAGCATATGTTGGTCATGTCTTTCACCTATTACTAACCAAGATACTGTTGCTGTTGATGATGAATTTTGACAACTAATAGTTAATATATTTCCTGATACGCTACCTTTTACAGCATCCCAGTCTGATTCATTTGAAGTAAAACATGAAGTATTTGTGTTAAGTAATACAAAAGTTCCTTCTGTCATGCCTGATACTGTATCTATGTTTATTGTTGCACTACCATTTTCTAAAACTACGACTCCTCTATAAATATTATCTGCCTGTGGTGCTTCTACAAATGAATGTACTAATTGGTGTGTATCTTTTTTAGATTCTAATGGGTGGTCAATTCTAAATGAGCCTGATGCTTTAGATAAAGCACCTCCTACTTCTAAATCTCCATTATTTACTATTCTGATTCCCTTATTACCTGATGCATGATGTGCAATAACAATTCCACCTGCACTTTCGGCAATTATAGCGATATCATTCGTATGAGAAAGACTACTAAATGCACCAGTAGAAATATAAGGTGCAATACTAAGTTTATTGCCGCCTAATCCTTGAAACATTGCAGCTTTTAAATTTGTTCCTCCTGCATAAGTATTTAAAGTAGCATCCATAGTTGTAGAATTGATTCCAACTTTTCCAGAGCTATCAATTCTCATTCTCTCAGCACTAGCAGTTCCACTATGAAATATAAACGAATTATCAGTTTCTAAACCAATACTCATATTTTGACTAGCAGTTGTAAAAGTTACCAGAGCTTGCTTAGAACTTTGTGTACTTTCTATTGTTATTTGTTTATGACCAGCACCTTTAATAAGCATACCTTCATAGTTAGTATCACTTGCTATATGCAGTAACTTTGAGGGCGAAGTTTCTCCAATTCCAACGTTGCCTGAAGAATTAATACGCATTCTTTCATAGCCACCACTGTTAGCTTCGCCATTTGCTCCACCTGATGTAGTCCAAAAAGTTAAATATCCACCATAGTCTCCATCAGCTGCAGTTGTTTGCTTCCCACCACTTATATAACCCATCTGATATTGTCCGCTATTAGCTGTATTTCCCATATAACCAGATATTGATAGCCAACCGCCTTCAGTAACTGATGTATTTGTATTTTCTAAATTTAAATTACCATCACGTCCACGTCCATAAACACCATTAGAGTCAGACATTCTAATATCTAATTTAGCAACAGGACTATCAGTTCCAATTCCAACGTTACCTGATGAGTCGATGGTTACGGCATCATTTCCACCTGCTTTCCTAAATACATGTGCAGAACCTGTAACATTACCCATTTGATAAATAGCATGACCAGGTTCAGCAGATGCTTCATTTCCAGAAAGTGAGATATAAGCCCCACGTGTGGAAGAAAGACCGCCGTTTCCTGCATCAATAATTATTCTTTGGTCATCAGAACCATCAGATGTGACTGATTTAATTAACAATTGGTTTGTAGTTACTCCAAAATCAAATTCATCTGTTCCATCTGATAAAGTAAGCGTTGTATTAGGACTAGTCGTTCCAATTCCAACGTTACTTGTAGGTGTTAATACAATATCCCCATCAGAATCAAGCTGCATTTTATCGTTATCATAATCAAATGTAATTCTATTTCCTGTATCAGCAACACCATTCTCCGATCTTCCTACATAAGATTGATTTGTATTGTTTTGATGAGCTAATAACATTCCTCTGCTATTTGTTGTTCCACCAGTAGATGCAATTGTTGCTCCTACTTTTAAATCACCAGTCATTGTTCCACCGGCAAGTGGTAATTTAGTAGCAATACTATTCGTTACAGTAGTACTAAAACTCGCATCATCTCCCAATGCCGCCGCTAATTCGTTTAAAGTGTTTAAACTTGAAGGCGAACTATCAACTAAAGCGGCAATCTCTTGTTGAACAAAAGCTGTAGAAGCTGGAGAAGTATCACTATCCCCTGTGGTCGCCGTTGCGACAGTAATTGTTTTACCAGTTAAATCGAGTGTTCCTGCAAGTTTTCCTGCGGTTACACTTAAGTCAGCAAGTTTGGCAGTAGTAATATTACCATCTGTAATTTTGGCAGCAGTAATCGCATTGTTTGCAATGTCTACGGTTGCGATATCGCTATCTTTTATTAGATTTGTTGTTATTCTTTTTATTGCCATTTTTTATCCTTATTCTTCTACTAAGTCCCATTGAGTTGTTTCTTCGTTCCAATTATAATAATTATCTTCATCAGTTGGATTAGGAGTTGGTGGTTCCCAATCACATGTATCTTCATTTAATGTCCAAGATTCGTATGGTTTTGGTGGAATAAATGCATCTCTTGTTGCATCATAAGTAAAACCTATACCCGCATAATTTTTCCTCAAAGGAGTCTCTCCAGCTGAATGAACACCTCTATGAGTATTATAAGACGTTTGTATCCACTCATCTGGATTATCAAATGAATTAATTACAGACTCCTCTGCAACAATAACCTGTACTACAATATTGTTTTCATCAATTTTAGCGTAATGTGCCATATATATATCTCCTTTATGCTGTATACGAGCCGCTACTCGTGAATTTAATAATCTTATAACTCCCAACTGTAGTTACTGTTGGAGATCCTGTTGTAGTTCCGGTGTAATTTGATGTAGGCACTTTTAATATAACAATGCCCGAACCTCCTCCGACTGTAGCTGAGTTTGCGTGATTTTCTTTATTACCACCGCCACCGCCACCAGTATTTACTGCACCTGCTGTTGGAGTCTGTGAAGTACTCCAGCCTCTTCCACCTCCACCGAGACCACCAGCACCGCCGCCATAGGCACCACCACCACCTGCTCTATAAACTCTATTACCAGTCTGCGATCCGATGTGTAGGTTGATGCCAGATTCTACTACCGACCATACTCCAGCTCCTCCAGCTTTACTGCTACCCGAGCCCCCTTCGCCAGGCGCACCTGCTCCGCCACCACCGCCTGCGGCTGAATAGTTTGTCACTGTACCGCCGTTATTTCCTTGACCATAGTAACCTACACCGCCTTCTACATTATCGCCGGCAGTATAATAACCACTACCACCACCGCCTGATCCGCCAGGATGACCTCTATTACGGTGATTACCCGCACGGCCTCCGCCTTCAGATACAATAGTACCAAAGCTAGAATTATTTCCGCTACCGAGCTGATTGCCCCCTGCTCCTACTGTAACAGCATAAGTTTTACCTACAACTGCAAGAAGAGGTGGCTCAGGTGGGGCATAATTAGCTGAAGGGTTTCCTACTATACTCGATCTATATCCTCCTGCACCACCGCCACCGGCGTCGTCATATACTGTAGTACCGCCACCGGCACCGCCACCAACAATTAAATACTCAATATTGTAGCCTGAATTAGGTATAAAAGACCTAGCTGTCATACTTCCATCAGCGTCTATAGAAGCCACTGCAACTATACTACTACCTGTGCCAGAAGCACTAGTATGGAATCTTATATTACCGTCGTCACCTGCAGATAAAACATCTATTTTTGCAACAGTGCTTCCATTGTTTGCAAATAATAATTGAGCTGTGTCATTAAGCGAAGTTCTTTTACCTTCAAGTCTAAGCACAGCTGCATCGCCGTGTTTGTCGTTATGTATATGTAACTGAGTATTTCCGGCTACTGTACTATTGTAAACTTTTAATCTGCTGGTATCTGAAGTTGTTCCGATACCAACGTTGCCGTTATATGCAATATGTAAAGCACTAGCACCAGTAGAAACATTTGGAATAAAGTTCCATGAGGCAGGTCCTTCTGCGTATTGTATTCTACTTTGTACTGCACCAGCATTATTCCAATAATCAATGTTCATACTCTGAGCATTGTTGGTATTTTCAAATATAAGACTAGGGCCTGCCGCATTAACAGTTGATTTAAGGTGAAGTAAAGCTGATGGATCAGTTGTTCCAATTCCAACATTGCCTGAAGTGTCTACTACTAAATAATCATTTGTACCTAATGCAGAATGTTCTGACAGTTTAAACTTATCAGAATCACTATCATCAATACCTAAAGTCCAGTGTTGAGTATTATTCGCTAAGAAATTTATACATGGGTCTGCACCACCTTCTCCTTCAATAAGTACTGTAGCTTCACCTACGCCTGTACCAAAAACTGTTAGTTTTCTAGTTGCATAAGGTGCTATTCCAATTCCAAGCGATTCAGCACTTGCATCCCAAAAGAACTTAGCAGTAGTTCCTGTATCTTCATAGAAGGAGATGTCTCCTGTTGAATGGTCAATTCCAAATCTTGTTGTAGATGATGAAGCATCGTCAGGGATTGTTTTTATAAAAAAGTCACCAGCTTGATTTTGGAATTGAGTGTTTAAATCAGTAGTATCTGTTTCAAATAATCGTAATCTTGCATTTGCTGATGAAATAGAAGCATCACCATCAACAGTCAGCCCATCCATCGTGGCTGTGCCTGTAAATGCAGGACTTGCCAAAGGAGCTTTCAATGCAATACTGTTTGTTACAGTGGTACTAAAGTTTGCATCATCACCTAAAGCCGCAGCTAATTCATTCAGTGTATTTAAAGCATCAGGTGAACTATCAACTAAATTAGAAACTGCTGTAGATACAAAAGCTGTACTTGCAACTGTCGTATCATTGTCTCCAGCCGAAGCTGTTGCTACAGTAACAGTTTTACCAGTTAAGTCTAAAGTTGTATGTAACTTTGCCGCAGTTATAGTAGTGTCCGCAAGACTATCCGCTGTTACTGCGCTGGTTGCTATTACGTCACCTGTTATCTTTTGTATTGCCATATTATTCCTCTTGTTCCCATGTTTCAGCTTCTGTTTCAGCTTCTTCAACTGTATCGTAAAACTCATTAATATCAGACATTTCATCTTCTTTTTTTATTAACTGTATCTGACCAGATGTTCCAATTTTTTCTATTGAAGCTTCATCTAAACCTTCTAAGTGATTTATTATTTCTGTACTTTTAGCCATTATGTTATCTCTACCTTAACTCTATCCATTCTTGGCGGACCGTCACCACCACTTTGCCAATATCTTACTTTAAAACATGGGTGAATGTGTGTTCTGTCAAAACCAAGAGTAATAATGTTTTGTTGTCCACTCGTACTATAAGTTAATGAAGCCATAGCATTTTGGTCATTCTCTTCATAACTATTATGTCCACCACTGTTATTATTATACCCACCAACTTTCCATGTAGCTAAACCTTCTGTTGAAGCCATTTCAATTTCACATCCCCAAGCTTTCCAACTTGTAGCTTGATAAGTAAATACAAAATTTCTAGAAGCTGTCAAAGTACCACCATAACCTACAGTAAAATTAATTTCTCCACTATTAACAACTGATGCATATGAATTTAGATTATGTGTACCGAAATCTTCATCACCATTAGCTAAACTAAGAGCGCCATTTACTTGTAACTTACACTTTGGGTCATCAGTTCCAATTCCAACGTTGCCTGCTTGCATAATAACAAGTCTAGGGGTATAAGTTCCGACCCCAGGGCCGGAGGCATTTGAAGAAGATACGATTTGCAAGGAATTATTATTTCCATCATTTCTCATTAACCAGTTATTATTACCATTTCTTAAATTTAATCCAGCATAACCACTCGCATCTTCAAGAACCAATGTACTATACCCATAGTCACCTACATAAGAATTGTCCCCCACAATGTGTACTTTAGCATTAGTAGGACTACTCGTTCCAATTCCAACCTTGCCTTCACTGGTAATTCTCATTTTCTCAGTTGCCTGAGTGATGTTAGATGTTGCATCAATATGAGTGAAAAATGATAAATGTGTTCCCCAGGTATTAAGATAGTCACTTCTACTTCCAGCAATACCAGACCAGTGAGTACCAGTATGATCAGCTCCTGAAGAGAACCAAATACCGTTCATGGTATTTTGGTTGGTATTAGCTGTTAATACTAGACCGACCATATCTCCATTACTTTTGTCAACAGTAGAGGTAAATGGGCGCCCAGCAGTAGCTATGTGCAGTTTAGTAAGCGGAGCTACAGTACCAGTACCAATTCCAACGTTGCCTGATGCATCAATACGCATGGCTTCTGACCAACTAATTGCTGCATCTGCTGAACCTGAAGATGCACCATACCAAATATGTTCTCTACCTTGTTGTTGATATAAACTTGCTTCATCAGTTGTTACATATTTCCAACCACTAGCAGAACTGTAAGCATTTGCACTTAAAAAAGTTACATCTTCATTTGCAGATAAAGCTCCACCAGTACCTATTTGTAAAACTGAATAACCGTCCCAAGCATCAGGAATACATCCAATTCCAACTCTGCCTGAAGAATCAATACGCATACGTTCTACGCCAGATATTCTAAATTGATAATCACCTGCATCAGATAATGATGTTCTGTAAGCATTATCAACCCTATCATAATAAAGTTGTTGTACTCTTGCATTTGAATCATCAGGTGAAAATTCAACACCTGTTGCTCCTGAATCTGAAATACTTAATTTACCTACAGGACTAGTCGTTCCAATTCCAACGTTGCCGGCAAAGTAATTTTTCTCAGATGCTCCTGCTTGATATAAACCATAGTTGTTGGTAATAGTTGAACCACTTGAACCATTTGCTCCTATATACACGCTGTATAAGTTAGTGAGACTAGCCCCAGAGGCTACGTTAGCCTGAGAATATATGTTATAGATACTACCAGTAACATCATTTGACATTGTAGGATTAGCAACAATACCATATTGAGTTGTAGCAGTGCTTGAGCTGGTACTTGAAATTTGGAATCTTCTATCAGTTTCAGTCCCAATAACGCCAATGCTTAAGCATTCTGCACTTGCATCCCAAAAGAACTTAGCTGTTGAACCTGTATCTTCGTAGAAGGAGATGTCTCCATCAGAGTCAATTTGCATTCTTTTAACATCATCTGTTGTGCCATCTGCTGTTGAAAATGTTAAATAACTAGCATTACCACCACCAGCAGTAAATGCGTTTATTCTACTTCTAACATTTGCACCAGTTCCACTTGAATCGTTACTATAAAACTCAAGAGAGCCAAGTATTTGGTTTGCACTTTCAGTTGCACGAGTATTTTCAAAACGAATAATGGCATCTCTGTCCCCTCTTAACTGTAATTTTCTTTGTGGGTCTGTATCACCAATTCCAACGTTGCCTGATGCATCAATAGTCAATCTTGTCGCACTACCTGTAGCAAATTTTAACTCAGTGGCTCTTATACCGAAAGGGGCTAATGCACTACCTGCAGTGTTGATAGCTTGAAATCCGGCTGTGTTTCCTATTTCTCCAATACCACCAGACCATGTAACTCTTTTGTCTGTACCTAGTCTTATATCTAATCCACTATTTCCTGCATCAACAATCAATGCACCAGACATCGTACCACCAGCTAAAGGTAGTTTTGCTGCGATACTTGCATTTACAGTAGTACTAAAGTTAGCGTCATCGCCTAAAGCTGCTGCTAATTCATTTAGTGTGTCCATCGCAGCGGGTGCGCTATCGACCAAAGAAGTTATTTCTTGTCGTACAAATGCAGTCGAAGCTACAGAAGTATCATTGTCTCCTGCACTCGCTGTTGCAACTGTTACTGTTTTTCCAGTCAAGTCTAAAGATGAAGCAAGTTTGCCCGCAGTTACATTGGCATCCAATATCTTTACTGTCGTTACAGCATCGTCTGCAAGGAAGCCCGTTGTTACTGTTGCCGCATTCATTGAACGTGTAACCAATACTTCAAGTGACATTCCCGA